CCAAAAAAGATTGCACAAGAACTCGATGTATCATTTATTGGTTCAGGGGGTAACGTTATAGATGATGAATTTATTTCATATCATGAGGAAAATTTTGTTAAAGACCCTGAATTCTCCGCAGAATTAGAAAAGGCTATGTGGATATGGAAGAAACCTGAGGTAGGTCATAAATATATTATGGGTGTAGACGTTAGTAGGGGTGACGGTAAAGATAGTTCCACAATAGTTATTTTAGATTTTGATAATTTAGAACAAGTTGCAGAATTTAAATATAAACTACCTCCAGATATGTTGGCAGAAGTGGTTTTTAAATATGGTAATATGTATAGTGCCTATACGATAGTAGATATCACAGGTGGAATGGGTGTTGCAACAGTTTTAAAACTGTTAGAGATGGAATATAACTTCTTACACTACGATGACCCTAAAAGTAGAAAATTGTCTGAAAAATACGCTAAAACTAAATATACAGAGGGTGATAAAGTTCCCGGATTTAGTGTAGGTAATACCAGACTACAATTAGTTTCTGAATTTGAGGAACATATTAGAGAAAATAAAACAATAATACGATCACATCGTTTAATTTCTGAGTTGAGGACTTTTGTTTATAAAAATGGTAGACCCGATCATATGGAGGGTTATCATGATGACATAATAATGGCATACGCTATGTGTATCTTTATAGTACAAACATCATTCAAAAAATTAGAGATGGTTGAAAAACAAACTAAGGCTATGTTAGAGAGTTGGGTAAACGTTAATAGTAAAACAGTTACCCCATCATTGGATGATCAGAAATATGTAAATCCATTCTATACTAACACACCAACTTATCACCCTAAACAAGGGAATGATAGTAATAACGACAATGGTGACTACAATTGGTTGTTTGGTATAAGATAGTATTTAGTTTTTTTCGATATTTATTATAATAGTAATAAAGTATAAAGATAAAAATGGCTAAAAAAACGATATTTCAACAGTTAAATGATTTATTCGGTCCTGAAGTAAAAAGGGCAGAAAATAAATCTAGATATTCTATAAATGATAAGGAACTCCTTAAAACTAAATCTAAGGAAGATTTCGAATTCGAAAAACTTAAAAGACAACAAGATTCCTATTTGTCAAATATGTGGCAAAAAGTTGATAATGAAATATATCAACACTCCATATATTATGAAACAACAAGGTTAGCATCTTATGCGGATTTTGAGGGTATGGAATTTTTCCCAGAAATTGCAGCAGCATTAGATATTATGATGGAGGAGTCAACAACTTTAAATTCGGAAAATAAAGTTTTAAATATTTTTTCTGAGAGTAGAAGAGTTAGAAGGATATTAGAGGATTTATTTTTCAATAGATTAGATATTCATACCTCATTACCAATGTGGACAAGAAACACTTGTAAATACGGTGATAATTTTTTATTCTTAAATATCGATAGTGATGAAGGTATAACAGGTGTTAAACAACTACCTAACATTGAAATTAGTAGAAAGGAAAATGAGGGGTTTGGTGATAGTTCTAATGTTTCAGATACAGATAAATTTAATCCAGTTACGTTTATTTGGGGTCAGAGAGACATAGAATTTAACGCTTGGCAAATTGCCCATTTTAGATTATTAGGTGATGATAGAAGATTACCTTATGGAACATCTATGTTAGAAAAGGCGAGAAGAATATGGAAACAATTATTATTGTCTGAGGATGCGATGTTAATATATAGAGTAACTAGGGCACCCGAAAGAAGGATATTCAAAATATATGTAGGTAATATTGACGAAAAGGATGTACCTGCTTATGTTAATAAAATTGCAGATAACTTTAAAAGGAGTCCAGTAATCGATCAAAAAACAGGACAGATAGACACTAGATACAATCAAATGGCACAAGATCAAGATTACTTTATCCCTGTTAGAGATCCAAACGCACCGAGTCCAATAGATACATTGGCGGGGGCAACAAACCTATCTGAGATTGCGGATATACAATATCTTCAAAAAAAATTATTTACTGCTCTTAGAGTACCTAAACCTTTCTTAGGTTTTGAGGAGACGAATGGTGATGGTAAAAATTTAGCACTACAGGATATTAGATTTGCTAGAACTATCAATAGAATACAACAGTCAATTATACAAGAACTTAATAAAATTGCGATTGTACATTTATATATTTTAGGTTTAGAGGATGAATTAGAAAATTTCACACTTTCACTTAATAACCCATCTACACAGGCTGAGATGTTGAAGGTTGAACAAACTCAATTAAAAGTAACATTGTATAAAGATTCTGTAGCGGACGCAGGTAATGGGTTTGGTGCAATGTCTATGACTAGAGCCAAAAAAGAAATATTGGGTATGTCTGAAGAAGAGATAAGAAATGACTTAGAACAACAAAGATTAGAAAAAGCGGCAGCGGCAGAAATGGAACAAACCGCAGAGGTTATTAAGAAAACAGGATTATTTGACAGAGTCGATAAACTATATGGTGACTTTGACGCATTATTATCAGGTGCAGGTGAAGCCGAAGCAGGTGCAGGTGGTGACGCAGGTGCGGCTGGTGGAGATATGGGTGCAGGTGGAGATATGGGTGCTGCGGCAGAACCAGCGGCAGAACCAGCGGCAGAACCAGCAACCACAGAATCTTTTAGAAAAGATGGTACTTTATTGACTGAGGAAAAAAGAAGAATATATGAAGAAAAAACTAAAAGATATCAAGGAATTTATTTAAGGAGACTTACTGAAAGTTTAAAGAATAATGAACACGTTTATAATTTAGACTCTGTTGAGAAGGATACAGATATATTAAATTCTAAGATCAGTGAAATGACTAAAGAAATAGATAAATTAACTAAATAAGTTTTTTTATAAAAGTTTTATATTTATTATATAAACTAACACATGAAAAATTTTGGTAATATAAAGGACACTTTTAAACAATTGATAATTGAGTCCATCATTAGTAAAGATGATAAGGGTAAAAAATTGTTTAATAAGTTTCTAAAAACTGTCGGTGAAAACAAAACATTAAAGGAACAGTATTTAATATATAGTAATTTACAAAACAGAAAGTTTGATGACTATTCTGAGGCTAAGGATTATATTAAAGAAAATATAGGTTTATTAAAATCATTAAATAAAAACCATATTGATAGTGGTAATGAATATTTTTCTAAATTACTTAAAGGAGTAACTTTAGTTAAAGAAAATCAATCGTTCTATAACGATATCGATTTTTTAATGAAAACCGAAAAAAATGCAACAAACATAGATAAAATACAGGAGTCTATTAATAACATTACTAAAAGAATGTTAGAAAAAGATGTGGAAGAAACTGTAGTAACTGAATCGATAGGTTTACCACCTAGTATGTTTGCCAATATTTTAGTTTCTAAATTCAACTCAAAATATTCTGAAATAACCGAAACAGAAAGAGAAATTATAAAAACAGTTTTAAATGGTAATAAGGATGAAAAGAAATCTTTATTTGAATCTGTGAAAAGGGAATGTATTGACAATATAGATAAAAAATTAAATGAATCATCAGATGTCGAAATAAAGGATAAGTTATTAAAAGTAAAAGATAAATTATTAAATACTAACTTTGAATACGAAAATTTCAACTCACAGATAGGTAAAATTTACAACTTAAAAGAATCGATAGATTAAAAATGAACCCCTCCGAAAGAGGGGTTTTTTATTTATGGAATTTGACTAATGACTATTTTAATAGTATAATTATAAAAACTTTAAAATAACAAAAAATGAAAAATTTTATGAATGAAATTAGGAAAAGAAATCAAATTAGATTTATTAGAAAACTATAAAACAAAAATCGGTACCGTTAATAATAAAGAATCAAAAAGTTTATATTTAAACTTATGTGCGTGGGGGGAGTTAAAAGAAGATTATGAGAATTTTAACTACGAATTTTTCTTAAGTAATGTAAGAAAAAAAATAAAACAAAAAATTAATGATACAATCAACAAAGAATTATTTTACGAAAATAAATATATAGTTGATTTAGATATGAGGACTTCGGGATTAAATATAAATAAAAGAAGTTTTATGTCTTGTGAGATAACATTATATCAAAAAAAATATTTACCCATTAATAAAATTAATATAGTAGAAAACACTAAAAAAATTATCTACGATGTGGTAAATGAATGTCTAGAAAATAATTCAGTTTTTACTTTCCATAAATCTAAAAAGTAATTTTTTAACACAGTGGTATATTTATAATAAAAGTATAACACTGTTATGGAAATTATAAAAAAAAACGAAATAGATAAAAAAGGTATTCTAGTCGAATATGACGCAGGATACATTTCCCCAAAAGATAATAGACATTTCGTAAATGAGATGTCAAACTTAACCAAAGGTCAACCTATTATAGAAGAACCTTTGGTTGTTTATGCCGTATTACAAAAGTATGGTGTTGAAAATAGGAATGGTAGAGTTTACCCTGAGGCAATATTAAGGAGAGAGTCTGAGAACTATTTAAAACTAATCAAAGAGAAAAGGGCATTAGGTGAGGCAGATCACCCAGAATCATCTATAGTTGCAGTAAGTAGAATTTCCCATAACATCGTAGACTTATGGTGGGAAGGTAATGTACTTATGGGTAAGTTAGAAATTATAATGTCACCAGGATTTGTTAATCAAGGTATTATTTCTTGTGAAGGTGATAGAGTTGCCAATTACATTAGAAAAGGTTTAAAGATTGGTGTATCATCTAGAGGTGTAGGTTCTTTAGAAAAAGAGGGTGGTAAAAATATCGTACAAGATGACTTCGAATTAATTTGTTGGGATATAGTTACATCCCCATCGACTCCAGGTTCTTGGATTTATAGTAAAGAACCTTCAGTAGAACAACAAATGTCTGAATCTAAAATTAAAAATGAAGATAAACTTTTAAAAGACTCTTTAAATAATTTTTTACTAGATTAATAAAAAAATAACACTTTTTAAAAGTATTGTATATTTATTAAGAAATGCAAAATATTTTGCGTTATTTAATAATAAATAAAAAAAGAAAAAAAAAGAAAAAATGGCTGAAAAAAAGAAATCAATCATCGAAGAGGCTTTACTAGAAGCAAAGTCTTTAGAGGATGCCTTAAAAGCCAACACGAAAGAAATACTTGCGGCACATATGTCGAAAGAAATTGAAAGCATTGTTGAGACATCTTTAAAAAATAAAGATGTAAAGAAAAAAAACCCAATCTCAGAAGAAGATGATGAGATTAGTGTTAACGATGTAGAAACTAAAGGATCCGATGATGAAGAAGAAGACGTTAAGTTAGACCTTGACGATGAAGAAAACGATGATGATGACGAACTACAATTTGATAGTGAGGAATCTGATGATGAACCTAATGATGAACCAAAAATTGATTTGGACTTAGACACTGACCTAGACTTAGATGCTGGAGAGGGAGATGATGACGATGATGATGATGACGATGAGGTAGGTTTAGGTTTTGAATTACCTATGGGTACAGAAGATGACGAAGAAATTTTAGACTTAACAGGCGCTTCTGATGAAGAGGTTGTTACAGTATTTAAAAAACTTTCTGACAATGACGAAGTAGAGGTAGTTAAAGATCAAGGTGGAATTCATCTTAAAGATAACGGTACGGGTGCAGAGTATTACATTAAGGAATCTATGGAAGAAGAATGGGATTCTATGAAAGAAGGTGAACAATGTTCTGAATGTGGTTCAGGTGCAATGTACGAAGATGAAGAAGGTAAGTACTGTTCTGAATGTGGTTCAGGTATGTACGAAGACGAAGATCAAATCGTATACGAAATTGAATTAAATGAACCTTCAAGTGAAGGTGGTGAATTTAAAATGGGAAATAATTCTAATTTTGAAGAAGGTGCTTACATTGAAGAGGATAAATTACAAAGACATTCAAGAACTAACGGTAAACAAAGATATCACGGTGCTAGATTAGCAACGAGAGAATCT